ATCAGTTGCAATACTTTGTATGACCCACGATAAGACCCGTTAAGTATTTGCATGAATCTACCGACCTCCGTTTCGTTGGCGAAGTTTATGCTAATGTCTATTGCTGCATTCCCGTTGCTGTCTATCACCGTACACAAAGGCAACGCCCATGCATAGCTAACGGTTATCGGCAGGAATACGCTTGTAATTGCGTTCGCGTCATTGGTTACGTTAAGTGCTGCCATGTCTATAAATCTTTTATTACCTGTTCCATTCTCTTTTGGAAGGCTACCTTTGTTTTTACTTTTTTGCTAGCTAGTTTTTCCTCAAGGTAATCAAACCATTCTTCGCTCATCATGTGCCAAAGAACCTGATCAAACTTTTTCGGGTCTTGCAGATAACATTCTTTTTGTTTTTCAACTATCTTCTCCGCTATCTCCCATAAGATGGCAGGAGTAACATGACCAATATTTAAAGGCTTTGGTTCGTTTGCTTTGTCTTTTACGTTCATCTTTATAATTACGTTATCCATCCCGAAAGGTTACGCTACCTTTAAAAATTCATTTGTAACCGATTGCACCACCGCTTGGAATAGTTTGTCGGTTAGGTTCTCTTTGATGTATGCCGCGTTGGTGTAGTCGCTTATGACTCCTGACTTACCGCCTTGCTGAAATAGCTTAGTTCCTTTTTCGTGAATGCCTTTAGCTATCAAGTACGCCAAAGACTTTTTTGTTATCCCTTGCAAAGCTACTGGTTTGTCTGTGATCCATTCCTCAATCGATTCCTTTAACGTTGGACCATCACCTCCACCGCCCCCGCCCTTAGATGGACCTCGACCTGTCTCCAAAACGGTAAAGAACTTCTCACTTGAGAATATGCGCAAGGTCTTCCCGTCAAACGAGTAGCCCAAAGAATCGGCCATCTTACCGCTAGCATTCATAGCCCCGAAGCTGGTTACCTGTTTATTGCGAATGTTGTCTTGGATGCCTTTGATCACACCCTCCGCGAACGCCTTAACTATGATCTCAGTACTAAACATTAACAGGCTTTTATAATGTTGATCGTGAACGAAGCAATACAACCGCTAACCGTTCCCATGTAAATCTGCTTAACGCCCTCTAAAGAGACGTTGCCAATGTCGTAAGTGATTGCGCCCGTTTGGTTGTTTAGTTCAGTGACAAACGACTCAGCCAAAGTACTCATTTCATTAACTATCGCCTCGTGCCTAAGTGCGGTATCGGTTGCGTCTGCTGACCTAGTAAAGATCATGTTTAAAGATGCAGCGTTAAAGCTGCCAGACTGATTGGTTAACAATGTGTAAGTGAACGGTAACAGGCTAATCAATGCTTTTGCCGTTGCCCCTGATTCGGCTTGCTCTACGTAGTTGATCGTTTGGAATACGTCATCCCCGTAGATGAATTCGCCCGTAGGGTTAACCGCTGCGGCCTTGGTCCTGATCAATGTTACTATCGTGCTATGAATGCTCATACGTGTTACTCATTTTGTTTTCCTCGTTCAATCGTTCTTGGTACATCGCTACAGCTTTCGAATACATCAAAGTAAAGTAAACCGTCTCCGCATCCGTCTCCTCAATAGCCTTGTACTTAGTCAGGTCACCGTTGGCCAAAGAATAACGAACAGCACCGACTCCGAATGTTTCTAAGTCCTTAACGCCTGCATTAATTTCATTCTCTGTATATCCCTTGCTATCGTTTAGGTCCTTGTATCGCTCCAAAAATACGGATAACGAATTTATGATTTGTTTACTTTGGCCATAAATTTGACCGACCGACCACTTCAACGCGTTGTCACCGAAATAGATAACGCAAACTTCGACAGACATAGACCATGGGTTGCGCTGTGTGATAGCGATCTTAGTCCGTTCACATTTGCCCCAAGAACCGCCAGCAACATCGACAACTTCTTTTATCTTAATGTTCGCTGGTTCGTCTTCTAGGAACTCGAGGATAGCCATGAGCGCGAGAACCTGATCACTAGTCAAAGCCTTGCATTCGTCCTCGGTGATGTTGCTGAAATGCCGTATTACTTCCCTAGGTGTATTGGGTGACGCGTGCATTTTAGCGACCGACACGTCTCCCCATGTGCTTGCTATTTGACGTAATTCTCCTTGCAACTTTAGGTTTACCATGTGCGCTGTTTTTTGTTTCTCCTTGTCCGTTTAGTAATAATTCTGTAAAGCCCCAGACCATCGCGTCTACCCTGTCGGGTGATTGCTTAGTCTTTTCTGGATTAAAGGTAATCATTTGAGATTCCAATATTGGAAACCTTCCCACGTGAAAGACTTTGTTTTGTTCGTACAAAGAATAGATTGGTTCAGCCCTTATGTACTTCCCTTTGGTCGCTGTGACTAGCTTAATCCTAAAGGTCCTATCATATTGTCGTATTACGCTCTCAACCATATCACCGCCTTGGTTCTTTTCCGCAACAATGCAATCGGCCGACCAACGTTTGACAGCTTCCACAGCAACCATGGCCCAGTCGTTGGGGCTATATTTACCGCTTAAGTCCTCCAACATGTACCCGTTACCTATTGCATCAACCGCCTGAACCGTTATGCCTGTCTCGTCACTTGTTGCCGTGTTCGTTGTGGACGGATCAATAGCAACAACGATTCTTTGTAGTGGCGGAGGTTGGTCAATTCGTAACCGATCAATCATAGGCCGCGACCATAGTAGCCCCTCGCTATCTTCTACCCAATCACCCATAAACAAATGGTTGAAGCGGTGGAGGTTGTTAACCCTCATGCTTTCGGCCTGATCTAAAAAAGAATCAGATAGGTTTTTAAAGTTGTCTTCGTAAGTTGTATGAATGTACGTAGCGTTGTCTGCCTTATGCTTTACAAATCGTTGGTAGATCCAATGGGTTTTAAAACTAGGGTTCATAACTAGTATAACCGTATTGGGTTGGACTTTTGATCGGATTGATAGGTCTATACGGTCGAAGATGTCTTCGTCTACTAGTTCCTCTGCCTCATCCAATACCCAAGTAGTAACCCCTGCAATCGACTTGAGGTTTGCCGTTGCCGTTCCTTGACTAGTCTTGATTCCTTTAAATAGAATCTTTGAGCCTGTGATCTTATTTATAATCTCATTTTGTGTTATCTCGAAATCATTATGAGCGTTTAGCATTTCAATCTTTTCCATGAACTCGGGTATGATCGAAATGTTAGCAGAGACTAAGGTCCAGCGCGTAAACAGGATAATGTTGTTTGGCTCGTATGTTAGGTTGAGCAGGAACAACGAAACAATAAACGACTTACCAGAACCTCTCCCGCCTGTTATTACGTGGTAACGATTCTCAGGGGGTCTAACGAATAACGGTCGGTACTTACTTAGTATCTCCATCTATCCACGTGATAGGAGGTGAGGCTATTTTATCGCCTTGCGTTGTATGGTCTACTTGCTGTCGCGGCATTCCGTAACGATACGATAACCACGCTTTGATTGCCTGTACATCGCCCTCAGTGCATTTGTCCCATAGTTCTTTCCAAGCCTTATGGGGGGCCGCTATCGCATCCATCGTTTCGATCAGCTTTATCTCGTCTGCCTTTGTTGGCCTTCCTGCCTTACCTTTCGTACTGTGCCCTCCGTTGTTTTTTCTCGAGTCCATAATTAATATTAATTAATTAATTAAATCAAATTTACGAAACAAAGCGCAATAAAAAAACCACCCCTGACAATGGGTGGCTTCATTTAAACAAACAAGAATGTTTTAGTTAACCCAAACACATTTCAATGAGATTTTAGTGTAAGCGTTTTCCGTCATTAAAAATATGTGCTGACCGTTTTCTGCTTTCCCCTTGTATTCGATGCCTCTTCCAGAAATCATTTCGTTTGCTTTTACTCTAACTTTTCCTGTGTGTGATACTGTTGCTGTGTTTGTCATGTCTTTGTCGTTTTGTATAATCAAATATACGCAAACCCCTGACCTTGATTGCCTTGGTTTATACGAGTGGCGGCATTATTACATGGGTGGAAAAAATGACCCGCTTGCTGATCTATCGGGAAGCAAAGCGGGTACAGTTACCCAAATGTAATCAATCTTCTTCAAAGTAGGCATCTGATAAATCGCTAATTCTATCCCAATAACCTGAGCCTGATTTAGAATTACACCACATAAAAGAGACCCCAATAAAAGCACCACCTACGCTCGGGCTTTCCCCGCACTCCCTCAGGTACTCCTCAGCCAAATTCGGATATTCCACCTTCACCGATTCAAAGAAACCCCAGAGGCTTTTCTTCTCGCGGAATGGTTCCGCCCAAATACCACCACTCATAATTTTTATAGTTCTGGTATCATTTTGAATGTAAACTTCTTTATCGCTTGCGTCAATAGCTACTAAATCTTTCCACCCATTGTAAATAAATTTATCTCTTTGCATAAATAGGCAGTAAATCTCATCCCCCTGCTTGTACCTTTTTTCTATTTCGCTTATTGCTTCTTTTAAATTCATGTCGTTGGTTTTAGTTTTTGATACAGCCCTTCTTTGTGGCTAATTATTTTATAGTCT